CTTGCGCTGGCGTGGTGGGGCGTCAATGAATATGTTCGCCTGTCAAGAGCAGATTGGAGCGTGTACTGATGCCGGTATCCTTCACGCAAGAGGCACGGCTTGCTTACCTGCGCTGGCTGGCGCAGGAAGAGCAGGAGGAACATCGCAAAATCAGGCTATATCGCAGCTATTATGCCGGCCAGCACCAAACTATGCTGACCGAGCGGCAAGCGCAGTTTCTCGGCAAGACAAAGCTCACGTTTCGTCATAACCTGTGTCGCTCTGTAATCGACATCTTGGCGGAGAGATTGTCTGTGCAGTCTTTCCTCGCCGAGGACCCCGGCGCCGATCCGTACGCGACAGCGGCAAATGCCTGGTGGGTGCTCAATAACGCATCGCAAATCGAAAGTGAGCTGTACACGTCTGCGCTTGTCGACGGTTCTTCGTTCTTACTAATCGCATGGAATGACGAAGCCAGTCGGCCACTCTGGGTTCCGCATCCGGCTTACGACGGAGCGAGCGGAGTCAAGCTGCACTACGACCCCGACACCGGCGACGTGGCGTTTGCCTCGAAGCGCTGGCAGACGTTGCGGCTGAGCAATCAGCGTATCGCAAGCGGCAGCACACGGTTGAACCTTTATTTCCCCGACCGCATCGAAAAATATGTGTCCGACCCGGCCGGCGAATTCCCCGAGCTTGGCTGGCGGCGCTATACCGATTCGCCCGACGAGCCGTGGCCGCTGCCGTGGCTCGACGAGGACGGTACCCCCCTCGGCGTCCCGGTCGTTCAGTTTTCCGTCGGAGATTCTGAACTTGCCGACCTCATTCCGCTACAGGACGCATTAAACAAAAGCGATTTAGACCTGCTTGCGGCTGCCGACTATGCCGGCTTCCGGGTGTTGTGGCTGGCGGGCGTGCCGCCGCTGACCGACCCAAAGACCGGGAAGGAACTCCCGATCGAGCTTTCGCCCGGCCGGGTGCTTCGCTTCTCGGACGCAAATGCAAAGGTCGGTGATGTGCCGCCGGCGGACTTGTCGCAATTAATTTCGGTTGCGCACTACTGGATACAGGCGATAGCGGGACTGTCGAGAGTTCCGCAGTTTCTGTTCCAGGCGCAGACGGGCGACAAGCCGTCGGGGGAGAGCTTGCGCATGCAGGAGATCGGGCTGCTTTCGAAGCTCCAGCGCTACCAGAATTTGTTTGCCGCTGGCTGGGAGCGAACGCTTGATATGAGCCGCAAGCTCTGGAACTTGTACCGTCCCGCCGGGCGCATCGAATTCGGCGAGCTGCGGGTAAATTGGAAAGACACGCAGACCGAGAACTTGGAACAGAGCGTCAGGCTGCTCCAGGCGAAAGCGGCGCTGGGCGTCCCGAAGCGGCAGCTCTGGGCCGAGCTTGGCTACGACGAGGCGGCGATCGAGCGCATGGAAGCCATGATCGCAGAGGAAGAGCGCAGCCGGGAGACGCTCGGCAGCTTCCTCTTGCGCAGTTTCGATCGTGGAGTTGAATGATGCCGGTTTACGACGACGCAGACCGCCTGCGCCGGGCGCTGCTTGCACGCAACGAGGATACGATGCGTGCGTTGACGGACGCATACGGCGTCATCTATCAAGATTCGCTCTCCGAGCTGCGTTCGCTGACGGATGCGCTGCGTGCGCAGTTCGCTAGTGCGGAAGTCGTAGATGAAGAGACTTTCATGCGCACTCGTCGCTTCCGCTTGCTCATGGAGCAAATCGATCAGCGACTGGTGCAATACGCAGAATTTGCATCATTAACAATTGAGAATGCAGTTCGTCAAGAAGTGCGCTACGCACAGCGTGACGCTGATTTGCTGATCCGGGCTATCATCGACGAAGGTCTCGCGCCAGAATTGCCGCCGCAGCTGCGCCGTGCCGCAGTCGACGAGGTGCTGCGCTCTTTCTCCCGTCTGCCCACGGCGGCGGTCGAGTTTGAGGTTGGCGTGCTGGCCGACGGCACGTCTCTGCGCAACTATTTCCTCAGCGGCACATCGAACGTCCCGGCGCTTTCGGCCCACGTCGTCGAGCGTCTCCGCCAGCGTTTGTCTTTTGCGTTAGCCGCCGGCTGGGGGCCAGAGCGCACGGCGCAGGAGCTGAGAAGTGCGCTCGGCATCGGGCTGGATAGAGCGCTGCGCATTGCAAGAACGGAGCAATTGCGTGCGTATCGAGAAACGACGCGCTGGAGTTATCAGAGCTACGGCATCCAGTCCTGGCGCTGGATTGCGTCGCTCGACCGGCGCACGTGCATGGCGTGTTTAATGCTCGACGGACGTGTGTTTTCCGTCGAAGAGCCGCAGCGAGCGCATGTGAACTGTCGCTGCACAATAATTCCCGTTGTTCCCGGCATCGAAGTTTCGCAGCGGCGGCGGGTACGAAACGACGAGGATAGGTACGAGTTTTTTGAGGGGACCGGCGAGCAGTGGTTCCTTGCCCGCTCCGAGGCGACGCAACGGGAAATGCTCGGCGAAGCGAAGTACGAAGCGTGGCGGCGTGGCGAGTTTCAACTGCAAGATTTGATTTACGCACGTGAACATCCAGAGTTCGGTTTGTCGTACACGGAAGCGCCGCTTGCTGCGCTTTTGCGGCGATAAAAATGAAGTGATTTGCATATGATAAAGGAGAGCGCTACAATGAGCGAAGAGAACAAACTTTCTACTTCTTCCGAGATGGAAGATTCCCCTAGCGCCGAGATGGCGTCCTCGCACGAGGCGGATGCCTCAAACCCGGTCGACTTGCAAGAAGAGCTTGCAAAGCTGCGCGCTGCGTTAAAGAAAGCGAACAAGGAAGCAGCAGAGCGCAGAAAGCTGCTGGAGCAGTACGAAGCAGAGCGCAAGCAGAAAGAAGAAGCAGAGCTGTCTGAGCTAGAAAAGCTGAAACGACAGCTCGCTCAGGAGCATCAGCTGCGACAAGAAACAGAGCGTCGAGCGAAAGAGCGCTTGCTGAAAGCGGAAATTCAGGCGCATGCAGCAAGATTGAATTTCCTCGATCCGAGCGACGCATGGCGGCTGCTCGACTTGAGCGCCCTCGACTTCGACGAAAACGGCGAGCCACTCGGCATCGCCGAAAAGCTCCAGGCACTCGCAAAAGAGAAGCCGTACTTGCTGCGCAAGCCAGCCGCTGTCGAAACAAATGTTCGAGAGGGGCGGGGAAAACAAGAAGCAAGCGCAGAGGAGCGGCTCAAGCTGTTGAAGCAACGTTTTGGCATTGGATAACGGAGGTACACATGGCAACTATCAGCTATAACGCAACAGACGTGCGCCCGCTCCCCGGCGCACACGTGCAGCGCTTTGCTGCCGCTGGCACGGTGGGAGTGGGGCAGGCAGTCTATATCGACAGCACCGGACGTGCGGCGCCCGCCGCCGCAAACGCTGCCGGAACCTCGCGGGCGATCGGCGTGGTGGTTTCGGCGCCGGAAGGCCGCACCACGGCCGACGCCGGCGAGATGGTGGACGTGGCCATGCACGGGCCAGTGGCGGGCTTTCTGAACATGACGCCCGGCTCTCTGGTCTACGCTTCCACCACAGCCGGTGCGCTCGACGACGCCTCACCGGCGGCAGGCAACTTCCGCTGGATCATCGGTTATGCGGTTTCTACGCAGACTGTTTTCGTTGCGCCGTTCACAGACACGTTCACGGCGGTTTAAGGAGGGCTGAAACATGACGCTTGGTTTTGCTGATCTGCGTGAAGCAAAGCTTCACGCGCTCTGGGACGCTGAAACGATTCAGCGCGTGCGTCTGGCCGAAGGCGCCACGTTTGAGGAAATGCTGCGAGATATTCAAACTGCGCTCGGGGCATTCAACGAAGAACTGTTGCGCATGCCGCACTACGGCGACCTGGTTGCCGTCCAAGACGAGCCGGTGGTTGAATATCCCGTCGGCGCCAGTGAGGGCGTGGAGGAGGCGACGGAATACGCCACGCCTGTGCCGGTCCGAGGAAAGATGACCGGCCACACGCTTCCATTGAAGGCTTATCAGCGTGCGCTCGGCTGGACGATGCGCTATTTGAGTGAAGCACGCCGCACACGCCTCGATGCTGACATCCGCCGTGCGCTCCAGGACGCACGGGAGAGCTGGCAGCGGCACATCCTGCAGCGCTTCTTCAATAACGCCGCCGAGCGAGTCGGCAACACCGCTGGCGCCTCGGTTCCGTTTGCGGACGGCGGCGCCGCGGACCCGAACTACGTGCCGCTCTCCGGCCCCGACGGACAACAGTTCAACGCATCGCACTCGCACTTTTTGCGCCTCGCCACGCTCGACGCCGCTGCGCTGCGCACGGCCGTGGCGCATTTGGAAGAGCACGGCCATCGGGCGCCGTTCGACGTGATCGCAGCTCGGGCCGATGCTTCAACCTGGACAGGAATGACGGGCTTCAAAGCTCCCGAGTGGGGCGGCATCGTCTACCGGATGAGCGACCGGGCGCAGATTAATGAAACGAGCGATTACTACGGCTATATCGAAACCGACTTCGGTGTCGCTCGTCTGTGGTTCACAGCCCGGTTGCCGACAGGCTACTTCGGCGTGTTCAAGACCTACGGCCAAAACGACCCCCGCAACCCGCTGCGGGTGCGTGTTAGCCCGCAGGCAGGATTCGGCTGGCAAATCGTGCCTGGTCAGTGGGTGAATGCGCCGATCCACATGGCGGTGCTGTATTCGCAATACGGCATCGGCGTCGGCGAGGACCGCACGGCCGGGCTTTGCGTACGCATTGCGGCAAGCGGCAACTACACGCCGCCGACAATCTCATAAAGCAGGAGCAGGATATGGCGGGCAGCTACGATCTGAACAGCTCCGATTCGACGATTCGGGCAATCAGCCTGGTGCGCTTCCTGATTCCCGACGTCGAAGCGCTGGAATTCTCCGACACGGAAATCCTGCTGCTCTTGCGCCAGAACAACAACAACGAGCACGCCGCCGCCGCCGCTGCGTGCTCGTTGCTTGCCCGCAAGTACGCACAGATTCCACGTTTCAAAGCCGACGGCGTCGAGGTCGACGGCAGCGAACGGGCGAGGTCATATGCCGAGCGAGCGGCAGAGTTGAGCGTTCGTAATACAAGCTGGAGCGTCGTGGCTGCTGTGCGGAGTGACACATGATTATCGAGGCCGACCTGACTCGACTTCGCCAAGCGGCACAGGCGCTGCTGCGTGATGAAGCGAGCATCGTGCGCATCACATCAGCGCCCGACGGCGCCGGCGGGACGCTTGAGAGCGAGACGATACTAGGGACTTTTCCGGCGTTGTTTTCTGCAAGCATCACGAAGCCGTCGTTGCGCCCGCTGGCAGAGCGGCTCGGCATCGATGTGCTTCGGCAAGTCACGCTTCCGCACGATGCGCCGGCGCAAATGCACGACATCGTGGTGATTGCGGGCAGGCGTTACAAAGTCGTTCATGTCGAGACGCACACGCTACAAATTCTAAAAGTGTGCGTCGTGCAGGAGGTCGTGTGAGATTCGAGATTAACATCACGCATAACGCTCTCCCCCGGCTGACGGAGGAAATGCGGCGGCGAGTAGCGCAAGGCGTGCGAGATTCTGCGCGAGAATGTGAGCTTGTTGCAAAGCGGTACGCTCCGTTCCGTTACGGTTTCCTGCGTGCCAGCATCGAGGCGGAACAAGAAAGCGAGCTAAGCTGGATTGTTGCGCCACACACCGACTACGCAATTTTCCAAGAGTTCGGCACGTCCCGCATGGCGCCACGTCCGTACATGCGCCCGGCGGCACGGGCCACCGAGGGACGTTTCCGGCAGCGCATGCGGGAAGCGGTTGGAGAAGCGGCGAATGGCTGAAATCGAATTTGTCGAACGCTGGCTTTATACAACGCTTGCTGCCGACACGACTTTCGCCGGCACCGGTATCTATAGCACAGTTGCGCCACCCACCGCCACGTATCCGCTCATCGTTTTTGCTGCACTGGGAACTGACGACGTACTCGGCGCCGGGGCGGAGCGTATCTTCGTCCGCGGCGAGTGGAAAGTTGTAGCGGTCGGACGCACAAACTCGTATCAGTCGCTGGTTTCTTTGGCAAATCGCATTGATACGCTGTTGCATAGAGCGACTTTTTCTTCAAGCTCTGGAAACGTGTACGCCTGTGTGCGCATCGCTCCGTTCTCACTGACCGAGCAAGGCGAACAGGGCGTTACGTATCGGCAACTCGGCGGCATTTACAGGATCTGGACGAAGGAGAACATATGACAACGAGAGCGACAATCAATCAAGTGACACAGCTCGGTGTCGAGACGACGCCCGGCACGGCCGTTGCGGCAAATCGTCGTCTGACCGGTCTGCAAATCGGACTGAACGTGCGAGCAAACACGCAAGCGTATCGGCCGACCGGCGGCAAGTTTTCGACGATCGTGGTTGAGGGAAAGGAATGGGCGGAGGGCAGCGTATCGGGGCCGCTCACGTACACAGAAATCGTCTATCTCCTCGCCGGCGTCATGAATTTTTCTGCGCCAACGCAGCAAGGTACCTCGACGGCGTATCTCTGGGACTTCTCGCCACCGCAATCCGGCAACAGCACAATCCGCACGTACACGATCGAGCACGGCGATTCTATCCGGGCGCACCGTGCGGCGTATGGACTATTTAACGCTATCACGATCACGGGCACACGTGATGCGATTGAGGTCGGCGGGTCATTGCTTGCACGCTCCATCGAGGACGGCATCTCACTCACCGCCTCGCCGACGGCGGTGGCGTTGGTCCCCGTGCTGCCGATTCAGGTCTCGGGTTTTGTCGACAACACGGCATCGGCCCTCGGCACAACCCGGCTGACACGGCTTCTGCGCTGGGAGTTCGAGCTTGGCGACCGATACGCCCCGGTCTGGCCGATCGATGCACAGCTCGCCGGTAACTTTCCCGTCCATGTCGAAACCGAGCCGGCGGGTTCGCTTAAGTTGCTGGTTGAAGCGAACGCACAAGGGATGGCGCTGCTTTCTTCGCTGCGTAACGGCGAAAAACGCTTCGTGCGCATCGAGGCAATCGGCGGCATAGCGGACGCAACGTACAACTATCGTTTTACGCTCGACGTGTGCGGCATTGTCGAGAACGTCGCAGACTTTAGCGACGAGGACGGCGTCTATGCAGTCGAGTTCTCGTTACGTCCGGTCTTCGATGCGGGGTGGAACCGAGCGCTGCGGGTGCAAGTCGTGAACACACTGAGTGCGCTATGAGGCTGTCTGACTTATATCAAGAAGAACGAAAGCTCGCTATCCCGGTTAGCGACGACGAGCTGCATATCACGTATCGCCCTGCGGCTTTCACGCCGTTACTTGAAGCGATGCTCCAGGACAGTGTTGCGGCCGGCCGGCCGTCGCAGGCACTGGCGGAGGCCCTCTGTGCGCTGCTCGTCGACTGGGATTTGTTCAACGACGAAGATGAAAAACTTGCAATCAACAAAAGCACGCTGATGACGCTGCCGGTCAGCGTGCTGGCGTCGCTGTTGTCCGAAATTAGTCAAGACATCGCCACAAACCCTACGAGAGCCGGCAGCTCCGTCGCTGGCTCGAAACCGAAGGTAGCTACGGAGAACCACCGGACTGGTACCGGCTAATCCGGGCAGCAAAGTACTTGAACGTGCCGCCGTGGGAGCTGGCACGGCAAGCAAAATGGTGGACTGAGATAGCGCTGATAGCCGAGACGGCCGAGGCAAAAGCGGCAGAGCGAAAAACACAGCAATGGCGATCACAGTAGCGGATTTGCTTGTGCGCTTTCGTGCAGACACGAAAGACGCAGAGCGAGGAATCGATAACGTCAACAGGCAGCTCGGTCTTTTCTCCGGCGCTGCACATGGTATCGGCCGGAGCGTAGTCGGGCTGGGCGTGGCCATGGCCGGCGCCGGCATCGCCGCCAGCGCTGCCGTCGGCGGGATGGCGGTAGCGGGCGTCAAGGCTTCGATGGACCTGGAGCAGTCCGTTGCCGATATTGCCGCCGTGATGGGAAAAACTGTAAACGAAGTTGCGCCGCTCAAGCAGCTCATCACGGACTTGGCCATCGATCCGAAATTGAAAGTTTCCGCCAGTGAAGCAGCGGCAGCAATCGAGATGCTAGCTCGCAACGGCATGAAGATGGACGACATCCTCGCCGGCGGCGCACGGGCTGTCGTGGCGCTTTCTAACGCCACGGGCGGCGACATGGCACGAGCTGCCGACTTGGCCACGGACGCACTAGCGCAGTTCGGGCTGAAAGCGTCGGACTTGACGACCGTGATCGACCGGGTGGCGGGCGTCACGGTCAGCAGCAAGTTAACAATGGAGGATTTTCAATTTGCGTTGGCGCAGGCCGGTGGCGTCGCTGGCTCTGCCGGCGTGTCGTTTGACGATTTTGCTACCGCCATCGCTGGCATCGCTCCGCTGTTTGCCTCCGGCTCCGACGCCGGCACGTCTTTTAAGACGTTTCTTCAGCGTTTAGGTGGTGCGTCGAAAGAAGCGACCAATGTCATGCGTGAGCTTGGAATCATTACCGCCGACGGCAGCAATCGCTTCTTCGATGCTGCCGGCAACATGCGCAGCATGAGCGAGATCGCCGGCGTGCTGCAGGAGGCGCTGGCGGGATTAAGCGACCAACAGCGCACGGCGGCCCTCACGACCATTTTCGGAGCGGACGCCATCCGCACTGCGACGGCGCTGGCAAAACTTGGCTCGGAGGGGTTTAACGATCTGGCCAAGTCGGTGCAGGGGATGTCTGCGTTCGAGGCGGCGGCGACACGTGTCAGCACCACCTCCGGAGCGCTGGAGATTCTCAGTAGCGTCATTGAATCGTTACAGCTTTCTTTTCAGCCGCTGCTCCCGCTCGTCCGGGACGTGGCACTGGCGCTGGCCGACTGGGCTGCGCAACTGCAGGGACCTTTGACCGCCCTCGTCTCTTCGCTTGCGGAAAGGATTCGGGACAGCGCCAGAGCGGCAGGGTCATTTTTCGAAGCGGCAGCGCAGATGGGGGCGCAGCTTGCCGGACTCGTTGCGCCGGCCACGAGGGCTATAACGAGCTTCGTGTCGCTCAAAGATATTTTGATCACATTTGCCATCGCCGTCGCCCCGCTGGTCGTCGCCGCCCTGGCCAGCATTATTACCGCCGCTGCCCCGCTCGTGTTGACCTTCGCAGCGTTGGCGGGCGGTGTTGCGTTGTTGCGCAACGCATGGGAGGGCAACTGGGGCGGCATTCAGGAAAAAACACAGCAAGTCATTGCTGTGTTGACAGAACGCTTCGTGGCGATAAGCGCAGCCCTCTCTCAAATGACCACGTCGCTAAGCGGCGGGGGGAACATCGTCACGGTTTTCTCGAATTCCTTGAGCCGTCTTGGAAACGCCGTTTTAGGAGCGGGGGAGCAGCTTGTCTTGTTGGCGCCTTCGGCGCAGAGTGTTATCGATGCTTTTGGCGACCTCGCTGACGCCGTGGCTCCGCTGATCGCCCTGCTCGGCGTGACGTTGGGTGCCGCTGCGCTGCTTGGCGTCAATTTACTCACGTCAGTCTTTGAAAACCTCCCCGCTCTACTTATTCCGATTGTCGACCAGGTCGCTGCCACGATCCGCACGATTGCTGATGTCGTGAGGGAGGTAACTGCGCTGGTCTCTGCGGTCATCAGAGGAGATTGGGCGGCGGCGTGGCGGAGTGCGTCGAACATTGTGCAGACTTTTGCGATTTTTGTCAGCGGCACTTTTGAAAGAGTGAAGAGTTTTTTAGCTGCAGTCTTCAGCACGATCAAACAAACGATTGTAACTACGCTGAACGACTTGAACGTTGATGCGGGGGCGTATCTTGCTGCGTTTCTTGCGCTTTTTGAAGAAACGTTTGCTAGCGCGCAAGCATCGGTAAACAACGCTATCTCTGCGATGATGTCGACGCTGCGGAGTCTTGTTACGTATTTGACGACAACGCTACAGGACGCTTTCAATAGACTGAAAGACTTCCTCGCCTCACTCTCATTGCCAAATCCGTTCGCTGCGCTGAGCGGAGCTGTCTCGTCGATTCAGTCTGCGATCGACGGACTTAAGTCAAAAATCGACGAACTTGCGCAGTGGTTGTCTACAGTCAAAATTCCAAATCCGTTCAGCGGATTCAGCCTGCCGTCGCTGCCGGGCTTTGCATCGGGCACCGTTCACGCGCGGGGCGGGCTGGCGCTCGTCGGCGAGCAAGGTCCAGAGCTGGTAGTTTTGCCACGGGGGGCGCAGGTGCTTCCGGCGCAGCGGACGGCTGAGGCGCTACGCGGCAGCACAACGGTCAACGTGTATGCGACGTTAAATAGCGAGATTGACGTCGAACGTCTTGCGCTGCGCATCGCACGCATCATCGATGCGCAAGGAGCTTTTGCATGAATCTGCGGCTGGTCAGCGGCTCAACAACAATTGTGCTTTCCGACTCATCGACCGTCGTGACGGACTACATACCCGCCTCTTCAGACGACGAGAACGTGGTTGAGTCGTTTAAGCTGTTTATCTCTCGTTCGTCCGTTGCGCTGTTGCGCAGCTTTATACATGACATCGAGTTGCTGTTTTGGAAAGCACGAGAGAATCAAACACGTCTAACAGACGAGCGTGTTTATATTGAAATCAACTTCGAAAATGCTGCGGACTGGTGGCGCAGCGAGGTCGTGGACGGGCAGGTTAGTATTCCGACCGTTGAGCTTTGGCCGCAGGCCCGGCAACGCATTGATTTAATCGTGAAGCGGCGCAATTTTTGGGAAGGGAGCGAAGTGGAACTCCCATTACGCCGTGTCAGCGACGGCGCGGCGGCGACCGGTGGCCGAGACTGGATTGGCTTCAACGAGGGGAATGCACTGCAGATTCCGGCCACAGCCGTAACAGGCAGCATGCCCGCACCGTTTCGGCTGACGCTGCGCAACAACAACGGTGCAAACATCAATACAAGACAGTTCTTCTTGTCTCACAACGTGTTTATTTCCCCGACTGACACGCTCGCCTCAGGCAGTTCCAATCCGCTTGTGCTCGAAGGTGAGGCAGCGCTGTCTGGCGGCACGAACTACACGCTTGCAGGAAATCGAGGCAATCAATACCGGAGCGTATCATTCACTGGCTCTTCCTACACGTTTTTTTGGTCGGTTCCCGCCTCAACGCTTGCGCTGACGCGTGGGAGGTGGCTGTACGGCGTGCTGCGAGGGAACTTCTCGGGCACAAGGCCGGCGCTCGTGCGGATGCGTGTGGGCTTTCCGTCCACGATGGTGTTGTCCACTCTCTACGCCAGCGGCTGGCGCAACATTGGCGGCACAAACATGAACGCCGTTGGCGCTGTTCCGCTTCCACCCGGCGACGAGATAGCGAATCACACGGCCGTCTCGCTGGCGGTCGACTTTCTTTATGCGACAAGCGGTAACTACACAGTCGCAGTCGATGCGCTTTATCTGCTGCCGATGGACGGGTTGCTCGACTTCGAGCAGCTCGGCTATCAGCTTGAAATTGACGAAGAAGTCGTCGTCGACGGTACGCTGCGGCGTGTGTTTGCGCAGTCGGCGTCGGGCACAATCAACATGTACACAGTGAGAAGCGATTTTCCGCTGCTGGTCCCGAATCGAACGCAGAATCTCGTGCTGCTGATGGCGGAAACGAATCTCATGACGCTTTCTCGCACGTTTTTCGTAAGAGCATTTTATCGTCCGCGACGCAAGAGCTTCTGATGAACGTGCAACTGTACGCTAGAACCACGTTTTCCATAATGCGCACGCCGGCGACGACCTTCGAGCCGCTGCGCTGGAGTTGGCGACTGCCGGGCGGATGTCATTCCGCCACCGTGCTGGCAAAAGGAGGAGAGGCGCTGGCGGCGCTGGGATGGCTCGGCTGCGGCATTGACATTTACACTGATGAACACACGGCCTGGCACGGCTATATCGAAAGCGTGAAGATTCAAGAGTACGGCGTATCAGCTTCTTTAGAGAAGCTCGCCAACCGAGTCGCAGTCATATACAGCTACGTTGAACCCGGCAGCAATGATGTTGGCGAACGCAGGATGACGGCGTGGCTGGAGGATACGTTGAGCGTTCAAGAGTGGGGGCGCTTCGAGCTGCTTGCTTCCGTGGACGGCGCGAGTGACGTCGCCGCTGAGGGTCTTCGTCAGCAGCTTCTTGACACGTACGCCTGGCCGGAGCTGGACTTTTCTGACTATACGCCGTCGGCAGCGACGACCGTCACGGCGGAGTTGCAATGTCGGGGCTGGTGGAGCGCACTAGATCGCTATTACTACGCACAGACGACGCCCGGCAGCGTGGACGTTGCACAGAAAATTGCCACGATTGCGAGCGCTGCGGATTGGCTCGCAGGCACAATTATTGAGACGGGCGCCGGCGTCAGCGTGTCTGGTACGGCCGACGGGGAAACAACGGCACTGGATCAAATCGAACATCTGTTGCAGATGCGTGGAAACACAAAAATCAACGCTGAAATTGCACACGGACGCATCTTGCGCATTTACGCAGAGCCGGGATTTTCGATGGACAATGCGCTGTCTATACGCCCGGACGGCATCTACACTGCACTCGGCCAAAAACTGACCGGACAACAGGCGACGGGGTGGGCAGAAATTCAGCAGCCCTTCCCGCTGCAGCTCTCCACCGGCAGCGTACGCTGGCGGCGAGAAGTCTGGATAGAAGAAGCGTCGTATGATGCACGAAGAAGCGAGTACAGCTGGCGCCCGCGGGGGCGCCAGTCGCCCTGGGCGCTTTTGCGGCTTCAGGAGGGATAAAAGGTTATGCACGTGACGGAAGTGTGGCAAAAAATCAAGCCGTTCGTGCTCGGAGCAATCGACCGTGTCTTGAGTGCCGGCGGCCGCAACCTCGGCACACCATCGACTCCCTTTGGCACGATTTACACAAATGCGATCCAGGCTGACGAGGTTCTCGGTACGATGGCGGGCCAGAGTTGGGAGTACGGCGGCGACATGCAAATCAATCCAAACGCCGCAAACGCCTCTACCACGCTTTCGATCATAAACACCGAGCCGGGCGGCATGGCACACTTGTCCGTGGAAGGAAACATTAGCGTCGGCGGAACAGTCGACGGTGTCGACATCTCAGCGCACGCAAGCGACCCCGATGCGCATCACGCCGCTCTTGTCGCCTTGCGTGACGCAAGCGGAAATTACGCCACGCCCGATGCCGCTGATACTGTGCGCATCGTCGGCGGCGATGGCGTGCTGTCTGCTGCATCCGGAAATCAAATCTCGTTGAGCGTAGACAGCACCGTTGTGCGCACGAGCCGCCAGGTTGTTGCGGGGGCGGGGCTTTTAGGCGGTGGGAACCTGGCTGCAGACAGAACGTTTAGTGTCAATGTCGGAGACGGACTTGCCATCACATCCGGTGCCGTTTCGCTGCTTACGCCCGGCACGCTCTCGATCGCATCAGCAAACGTCGCGGCGGGCAACCACACGCACGCAATTCTGACCAGCAGTAACCCCGGCGCCACCGCCAGCATTCTCGCTACCGACAGCAGCGGTCACCTCACGCTCGTTCGCTTGACGGCCACCGACCGCTTGCGCACGTCTCTTATCGATTCCGCTACCGGCACTTCACTTGCGTTACAACCGGCGCAGGAACTGTTGCTTGCACCGGGTACGAATATTGTACGTCTGGCATCAGGACGTGTACTGCAAAGCAACAATTATGCAAGCCAGACGACCGGTATGCGCATTACCGATGCGGGCGAAGGCGATTTCCGTTATCTGTTCGCGGACGAGTTGCACGCAAAAAGTTTTATTGCCGACCTGGAACAGGCGCTGGCGGGCGGGCAGATCATCGCAAAGAGCGTCGCAGTGCTAGCACAAGACTTCACACTGCCGACGGCGGGAAATTCGGCGACGTTGCGTGTGCGAGATTTGCCCTCGGCACCGAACATGGCGGTATTTCAAAGCGGAGACTTTATCGGTCTGCGTCAATTCAGCCGAAGCGGAGGAAGTTTGTCGGTCGCCTGGGCTTGGGGCACGGTAACAAACTACGCCGACGGCACAGGTGCGAACGAAGGAACGCAGACGTGGACGTTCACGCGCCACGCTTCCACGCCCGGTGCGGCCACCGGCGTAATTCCTGCCGACTCGCTGGCGCTGGACTTCGGCGTCAGCGGCAACGGCTTTTATGAAGTCAACGCAATCGACGGCGTTTATGCGCAGAATAGCCCGTATGCACAAGTTGTGACGTGGTCTGGCCACCCGGCGACACAGACGGTACGAACAAGACTCGGAAATTTGCGCAGCATCACGGGTACAAGCAACGAGTTTGGGCTGTTTGCCGGCAGCGGCACGTCCGTCACAGATCGCTACATTCGAGCTTCGTCTTCGGCGGTCGAGCTGCGCAATGTGCCACTTGCGCTTTTTGACGGAAGCAACAACACGATGTTGCTCAGTGCCGGCACAAACAACAATTCGCCTTTCCTCGCTTTGGGGTCTCCTCTGCCGTCGTCACCGACAAGTGGCACGGGTGTGTGGATGGGGCTATCCGGCGGCGCGTATCATTTCCGTGTTGGTGATCCGACGGGGCAACGGCTGCATTGGAACGGTTCTTCGCTGACCGTCGTCGGCAGCGTCACAATTCAGAGTGGGTCAGGATACAACAATCTGTCCGACCGGCCGACGTCGCTTTATGCGGTTAACCCGACCGAACACGCTCAGCTTGTCACCGGCCGCAAAGTTTTTGTCGAAACGTTTGACGGCTCGAATTCAATTGCGCAGTGGGAAGATTTCGGCGGAAACGGAGAGATGAACATTTTGTCTACCGCCGCCGCGGCGGCAGGTGGTCGTATTTTGCGAATCGGAGATAATAACGGGAACGACCAGCGTTGGTTAATTCATCGTCGTTTGATTCCGTACAAAGCCAACACTCTTTACAAAATGACCGTCCGTATTCGGCGAGTAGCGGGAAGCGGCACGGTTTTTGTCGGCATGGCCGGTGTTGCCGCCGACGGCACGACATTAGTAAACACAGCGGGGAATAATTCGCCGGCGGCCCAGCATTATTTTGTCGCTTCTAACGTAAACCCGCCGACAACTTTTACGATTTACACCGGTTATCTGCTTGGCTGGGGTTCCCCTGACGGCGGGGTGAGCGGCGGCTTTTACCGTGCTCACGCAGACGTGCGGTATATCTGCCCGTTAATTGTCGTTAATTTCCACAATGTCGCCGGAGTAACCGACATCGATTTTGTTGAAATCGAAGAATACGACTATCCCGGCAGCGCCGGACTGT